CAAAAGATATAGCGTATGGATCTTCAGTGTCTTTATAACAACCAATCTTGAGAAGTTGGAAGATAAACTCTAGAACACTAGTTACATTGATCTGAGATAAGTCAGATAGATTTTCTATATCAATACCACTGATACCAGATGCAATATCATTAACGGTATCAATTACTTGTTCAACTAGATCTGTGATGTTAAAAATAGTTTCAAAAATTGCATCGAATACACACTCAACCGAGTCAATGATATCCATTGCAGTATTAAGCAATGTATTGATAGCATCTTCGATAATACCAAACAGACTATCGATAAGAGCTGTATCAAATGTACATGCAATCTGTCTTATGATAAACATGATTGCTTCAGTAATAGTCTTGGTTACACCAGGACCAGGTGAAGGAATGGAATATCCAAGTGTATTCATGATCTGAGTTACTTGACCCATTAACCATGATTTAATCTGATTAACAAGCCAGTACAAAGAATTCTTGATCATGTCAAGATTATCATCAACAAATGATTTGATATCAACTATAGTATCGGTAAACGTTCCTAGAATCTCACCTTTCTTTTTATTTCCATCTTCGTCCTTGTCAACTCCCAGGTATTCACTCTTTGTTATTAATCTAACTTTAGTGCCAGGTTCATGAACTACTGCTTTGGTTCCGTCTCCACCCCTAACAACTGATACAAATTTTCCTTCATCTTTATTGGTATAGGTTACTTTTTCACTACCTACTTCTAACCACCCGTTCGGAGGAAAGTCTTCTGTGCTTTTTACAAATAAAGTTTGATCTTCTGTATCAGTCTCGGCAGTAATTTCTGTCTCTGCATTATCAACTTTTCTTGCTTGTGCTATAGCTGTAGCTACAGCCGTTACAGCATACGAAAGATTATTATTTAATGTTTTACCACCCGCATTTTTTCCATCTGCAATGGGAACATTCGTGAGTTTACCAGAAGGATTGGAAATAGAATGTTCTGCTACCGCAGCAGCTTCTGATGTAGATGATCTATCATCAGGAGGAGTTGCTGCTTCATTGACTCCACTCTCTGATGTATTCTGTTGTCTAATTACATTGTCGGGGCCCCTGATATAGTCTCGTGCTAATTGACTATTTTTATCAAAAACTGGTTTGATCTTACTGAGGAGTGTACCTAATACAATAGGTTGTTGACAGTCTGGATAGTCAAGAAAAAATCCTATAACAAAACTTCCTGCTTTCAATTGAGCGCCAGCAGATCCCGCCCCATGAACACCAGGAGATGTTGTAGGTCCAGATACAATAGCCCAGGGTAAATTAGATGGTTTTTCGTCTGGTCTATGGTATCCAAGAATGTTTACTTTAACTCTACCGAGTTTTGCATCCTTGTCATCAGCATTTTTTACTGTGCCCAACCACCATTTAAAGTCATCATTTCCTATGAAACTGGTAGAAGGTTGTGAAGGATTATATGTTGACATCAGTCCTCATAGATACGACATTCGTCTGCGTCTGGTTCCATTTCACAAAAAAGTTCTAGTGGAGAAGGATCATGATGATCTCCTGCTTCAATTTCTTTACGATGATTATGAGCATAGACTTCCAACTCGTGAAGTTCTCCTTCAATGTGACGACGTTGGTTTGGTGAAGTCAGTGGATTGTCAAGGATTTTTTTATCCTTCTCAATATGTTGTTCTATATTTTCCATGATTGTTTAGTTAGTACCGTCTAAGTTTGTTCGATTCTCAAATCGTTTTGTGTCAGGCATTGGTTTTCCTCCATAGGAATCCCTAGATAATGTAATGTAAGTACGAAGTTCACTTCTATTTAGAATACTATGTTTAATAGATGTAACTAGATACCTACCACTAGCTCTCTTGTCTGGTTTGACATTAGTTGATGATGATTCAGAAGGTGATGGAAGATCTATGTTGATAACATTACCAGCTCTGTTTTCTAAATCACCAGGAACAGTTATGTCGATAGTATTATACTGCATAAAATAGTATCTGTAAAATGCTTTCTCAAAGTTTTTGTTCATATCATCAATATTATCTTTCTCACTATCACTTTGATTATTATCCCAATCACCAAACGTACTGATTGTAGATGGTCTATAGATATATCTACTACCCCTATCTAACATTTGAACTTGACCATTACTTAAGTATGGTTTAGCTTTCTCTAGATGAGAACTCTTATCCCAAAATTCATCAGCATTAGTTTTAAATACTCGATAGGTTGCTCTATTTACATCCAAATAAATTGCTTGGTGACAAAAAGCACCTGCTCTCAGGTCATCATAAACATCAAACACTTTAGGAAAACTAAAATTCATAACCCTGTATCTATCAGCTGCTGATGTTGATGTTGCATTAGCGTTTGCTTGAGAATACTTATATCTAATATCAGGAGCAGGATAAGATGGTTGATCTATTAGTTGATCAATAGATTTAAATCTATAACCTTCAAATGTTTCGTAGAAAAGGAAACCAATAGAATCTTTTTTATAATCAGGAATAGATCTAATTGATAACCAATTAAATAAATCAAAGACTCTCCAGTTAGGAACATACATGTCAAATGGAAACACTGAATTATCTTTTTCAAATGGTTTTGTAGAGAAACCACTTCTTCTCAATACATCTTCGATAATTGTCTCAGAATTCTTTCCATCTATCCTTTCACATATTCTAAAGTTTTCGTTTCTTAGTCCCTCAATAGAAACGGCATGAATAATATATGTCTGATCTTTCTCAATAATTGTACGTGCATCTACTTTATAGATGTAATAATTTAAATCATATACTTTATTATTACTTGCAATTTTTATCTGAATTCTTTCTTGACCAACGATTGGCATACTACTGATCAAATTTTGCCCAATATCTTGGATCAGTAGTTCTGCCTGAAGAGCAGAAGATACAACACTTTCATATAAATTAATCTCCAATACAAGTTTTTTTATATCAATAGATTCACTATTATATACGTTGTATAGAGTTACTTCCTTTAAAGAAAAGTCTCCAGAAAATTGATTTGCCATTATAACCTACTAAGGACTTGATTAACCTGCTTCCTATCTTTATTTAGAGTGAAACCGGTAGTATGTACTCCTAAGTTTTCTTCTTTGACATTGTTTATTATGATTGGTTGTTCTGTAATTTGATTAGTTTTTATCTTTTCATTAATTACAAACTCAGTACTCATAGATGGCATATACATATTCTTCACTGGGTTTCTCTTCATTTTAGCAGCAGGTTTATTTGGTCTTATCATTCCAGAACCTCCACCAAATGCTAGTTTAGCTCGTGGACTTGAGTTAGTTTCAATTACAGATGCTTCATCATTTCTTCTCCAACTGTTTATACCACTATTATGTTTTGCTAATCTATTTCTAAAGTAACCTGCTAAATCAGAGAAGTTTCCTGTATCAGCACCAGATTTTATTAGAGGTATGGCAGAATCATAAACCTCTCCATAGTTAAATGCTTTTGATATCAAAGCAACCTTTACACCTGCTGGTAATTTATTCCATGTATCAGAACCAATCTTGGATTCTGCTGCTGAAGCAAATTGGCCTACGTGATATCTTTTAATTTCATATGCTTCTTGTTCGGTAATTGTATCACCTAACTCAACTTTATTTCCTGGTCTTCCTGCTAATCTAAATCCTGGTGGATAATATGTTGCACCAATACCAATTGTATATGGTTCAGCATTTGTATATGGATCTGGATATGCATTCAATTCTAAACCTTCATAGTTGCGTAATAACAAAGATGCCTGTTGATTAATAGCACCATCTGCCATGGTTGCAGCTGCACTAGATTGAGATTGTTGTCCTGGTGATTGATTACCTCCACCTCCATTACTCGATTCTTCATCTTTCTTATCCGTATCTGTAGATCCACCACCAAACCAACCATCATATAACAGTCCACCAAGATCTCCACCAACCCAACCACCAAGAAAAGCACCAAATGGTCCGCCAATAGCAGCACCAATAGCACCAATCAATGCAGTACCTATTGCTTTAAAAGCAGACCTAGCAGGAGGTTGTTTGAATACAAATACATCCAAGAAGAATTGTAGGATAGCACCAATAAAAGGAATCCTACTAATCATTTTAGTGAATCCTCTACCGACTGCACCAAGAAGTTTAAATAAACTCTTACCACCAACTTTGATAATAAATCTCCTCAATGGTTTGAAGAGTTTACTCATGAAAACTTTACCTAGAGTCTTGTTCAAAGATTTCTGAACAAAATTCTGGATCATCCTAATTGGTTTTCGTAAAATTTTATTTACAAACTTACCAAATTTTTTGAAAATTTTAAATACGTTTTTTAGATCTTTAACTAACTTGAATGGATTTTTTAACCACCTAAGTACAAAGAAACTTCCTATTAATTTAAGAGCTCCACTAAATCTTTCTCCAATACTTCTATCAGGTCCAAGAAGTTGTGACAATCCTGTTAAAGTATTATCAATAAATCCTTCAACAAAAGAGTTGATAAATTTAAATGCATGACCCATAAAGGTAACAATACCTTTTACAGCTTCTTTATTTTTTGGATCTGATATCCAATTTAAAGCTGCAAACGCTATAATGTCACCAAAGAGTCCAAAGATATCTCCAAAGACATTTGCTACCTTACCTTTAATTTTTCTACCGACGCCAAAGATATCTCTACCAGGAGTTTTTCTTTCTTTCTTCTTCTCCTTTTTCTTTTTACCTTTTAACTTATCAGTTTTTTTAGACGCTTTCTTTTGTTTACTTTTTAAATTAATTATTCTTTTAAGAGATTCTAATAATTTTTTAAGAGCATCTTTAAAACTTTCTTTTGACTCTTCAGCTTCTTGAGGTGGTGCATCATCAACATTGACTCTTACATTCTCGGTAGGGTTATTTTCATTAGAGAATACTTCTGTGAAAGGAACAATAGCGCCCTTTCCTCCTCCTGCAGCTGCACCATTTAATGCATCTAGATCACGTTCCTGTTGAGCAAATCCTCCAACATCAGATTCCGCTTTTTGTCTAACATTTTGTGCTGCTTTAACACCAGAGACAACACCGCTTTTGAAAGCCTCTGTGTTAATTTTAGAACCCATCTTCCCTTTTTTAAAAAGGGCTTTTCTCTCAGATGGTGAAAGATATTCACCTGTTTCTGGATTTATACCGTGAGCAGTTACGTTAATATCTGACATTTACTTATATCGCAAAACTATAAATTGCCCACAACCCAGATGTAGGAAGTGTACCCCCAACAGCTGTTTCCGATGCCTTTTGGGTTGCTTGAGTGGAAGTTGAATTATTAATAACAGTAGGACTAGATTTTTTAGATCCACCAGAAGATAACGATCTACTTTCCTGTTGTGCAGAACCTAGATTAGATCCTGTTTTAGGTGGAGATGATCTCATCTCAGGTTTAGCTGATGGTGGTGGAGTAGTAGCAGAACCAGCAGCTGGTGCAGTTGATCCACCAAAAGGCGCAGTGAATGCATACTTTGATAGAGGATTAATTCTAGAAAGAACTGATGCCTTTGACCTACCAGTGTCACCTGGTGTTGTAGAAACTTCCCAATGTAAATGTGCTCCGGCAGAATTTCCAGTATTTCCTACAGTACCAAGTTTAGTTCCTGATTGTACCTTATCACCAACTTTAAACGGAGTTGGTCTCTCCATATGGGCATAAAAATGTTCAAGTCCAGCGGTGTCTGTCCAAGAAACCCAGTTACCATAACCAGCAGATGGAACTCCAGTACCAGTAATTGTTCCATCAGTAAATGCTTGAAGTGGTGCTCCGGATTTACCGTTAGCAATATCAACTCCCATATGCATACCAGAAGATATTGCTAAACTTCTATTCTGCATCGCAGAGGAAGTCACAACCATATCATATGGATTTCCACCCGAACCTGTTGGAGCAGCTGCTGGAGGATCAGTGCCTCTTCCTGTGGGATCAGACATACCTCCATGTTCTTTATCAAACGCTTGAACTAGACCCTCAACTTTAGTTGCATCTACACGAACTGTTTTATTTTTTTTACCTCTACGTGTTGCAACTTCTTTTCTTGTCGTGACCGACCAACCATCTTTCTTTCTGGTGAAAATATATGTTACACCATCTAACTCAACAGCTTTTGCTGCGTTTACCTTAACACCATAATTTTTATCACCAAGATCTGCAGTACCAGAAGTTTTTGTTATGGGTTTAGTTGCTGGAGGTTGTGATGGTTTATCTGGTTTTGGAGTAGATTTAGCACCACTCTTTGATGATTTGGCGCGGCCTCCGTTTTGCATATTTTTGGGAGTACTAGGTGTTCCACCTCCACCAAAAATATTACCAACAGCATTAGTAATACCAGTCCATGCATTACCAAGTAATCCTTTAACAAAACCTGCAGCACTTCCAAGTAAACTTCCTACGTTACCCAGATCAATTCCCCTGAGTGGATTGTTAAACAGTCCGCTAACAAGATCACCAATTTTTGTTATTGCACCACCAGTAATTGCATCTAATAAAGAACCAAGAATTCCTGGTACAACTTCTATTAATGTTTTAGGAACCTCCATCAATGTGTTGAAGAATTCCCCTGGATTTGTTAACCACTTAAGCTCAATAACATCCTTGACTACATTAAACAAGGACATGAATATTTTAAATCCGCCACCAAAAAGTTTCTTACTAAATTCCCACCACGGTTCAACAAAGTTCTTCCACATGAACTTTAAGGCACCTGGAATAGCTCCTATAAACTTAACGAGTTGTGTTACTTTTTCTTTATTTTTTGGATCAGAAACCCAATCTAAAACTTTATATAAAACAAAGTCCTTAAAGATTCCCATCAAGAAATCAAATATATTACCAAGACCTTTTTTAGCAGCTGATACTACAGGATTTTTTTTCTTCCTTCCTTTCTTTGCTTTCTTTTCTTCCTGTTTATTCTCTTCTTCGTCTCTCTTCTGAGATTCTAATAGTTTCCTTTCCTTCTCTTGGTCCTTCTTTGTATCTTTATATTCTTTGTTATCATTATCTAATTCTTTTACTTCAACTTCAAGAATTTGATCAGCGGTTTGTTTTATCTGTTCTAACAAACCAAGTACGTTATCTTTGGTAGGTCCAGTCTTCACAATTGCAGAAGATTTTTGACTGGTTGGTCCTACTGATGGAGTTAAAGCTCCTCCTTCTTTAATGGTTCTACCTTGTACAGCAAGACCACCGTTCTCAGATCTAGTAATAGCAGAGTCATTTGTTTGTTTAACTAATCCCCCACCGCGATTACCTCCACCTCTACCACCGACGCCACCACCTCTCATGGTGTTCCTTGCGCCTTGTCTTACTCCTGATCTTATTCCTTGTCTTAATCCGCCCTTAGCTCCCGCTCTAACACCTGTCATCAGAGCAGAACGTCCTCCCATAAGAGCACCACGACCCAATCCTCCTAGGAGTCCTTTTACTAATGGTGCTGCTGCAGCGGCGAGTGGAGCTGGCATATTAACTCTGTTGGTTCTTTTGACGTTCGTTTTCTTCTTTAATATAATCAACTAGCATCTGAACATAAATCTCCCTCTCCCAAGGAATCATATTATCCAATTCAGTTAAACTATATTTGTGGTGTTGCATCATAGCAAAATTAACTTGGTAATAATTTTCAAGTGATTCATGGGATAGGGCTATCAGAAAAAACTTGCTAGACCCTCAATTACTACTTCACTTGTTACCTTAGTATTTGGATTTGTAACAGAGATTGTATGAGATAATTTTGGCATAGTCTCAAAGAATTTCTGTACCTTCAAGAATTGTTTTGTATCCATTCCTTCTAAAAATTCATTGATCTCTTTCTTAGAACAATTAGAAGCTTCATATACCTCTTCACCCTCTACAATTTGATTAATGCACATAGATGCAATTTCAAATACATCATCCACATCTGACGATGAATCATCAGCCATATTATTTTTAATGAATAGATCCATACTTGGATACTTCATCACAACTGACACATCATCATTCATTTTTATAATGTTTGAATGATCTTCCTGTTTGTCAACAACAATTTCATCCAGATCAATTTGAACATCTACTGTAGTTTCATTGTCATCAGGACAAGTAATCTTTAGATCTACAGTTTCACCTACAGATTTTCCTCTAATATTTAAGAAGATATATTCAATATCAAACAGAGCAAGATTATCAATTTTAAATCTAGGTGTCTGAATGCAGTTAGATAAAATAGTTTTAACTGCATTTGCCATCTGATTTTCATCCTCAGTTTCCATAGCAAGTAAAAGAATTTTTTCTTCCTTCACTAGGAAAGGTCTGTACTTAATTTTTTTACCTGTAGATGGCACAACCAACTCATAAGTTGGCGTAGAAAGTTTTGGTAACGTCATTACAACTCCGTATAATCTAGAATACTATCTGAAGTATTTATACACCACTTAGGTAAGAAGTCCAGCCAATGCCTCTATAATATCTAGTCCCGGACCACCACCAATAGGATCTCTAAAGTTAGCAGCAGACGAAGAGTTTAGAGTTGTAGTTGTAAAAGTTTCATACTCAAAACTTACACCTAATTTTGATATAGATGTCTCCTCCCTACTTAATGGAACTGAAGATATATTTGATGGAAAAGCATTAAATATTTTTGTAGCATGTACTGGAATTGCTTTATAAAATTTAGTACCGTCAATACTTTTCTTATCTTGTATATCTGGAATTATATCTCTAAAAGAATATGCAGTTCTTTTATCCGTTGGGTCCCTGCCATTCGCGGTTCCATTCATGGATCTTTCATACTTCACAATTATAATATCAACAGTATAGTCATCTCTATATGCTGATCTAAAATTTTGTTGTGGAGATCCTATCCCAAATAAGTTTTCTAAACTCAATCTCTGAGTTGCATAACCATAAATCCAATTGGTCCACAGGTCAAACAAATTTTTTATTTGAGAATCAGCATCCATCATAAAAGATAAATCCATCCCACTGAATACTGCACCATAAGCATACTTTAGATTTGGTGTATTAGTAATTCTATAATCACCAGTTGACATCTGTAAACCAGGCATCGTAGCTTCATCACAATAAAGTTTAAGCAATTGCTTAGTAGATCTCAAATCGAATTGAGGATCCTTTGATAATTGTTGAATTAATTTTGGATTACTGTCTAGTTCTATAGTAACATCATAGAAATTACTACTACTATACCCAGACTTTTTAAACTGTTCTTTAAATGTCGAATAGTTCGACATTGGCGCTACGCCATATATTCTACTCATTGAGAAGTTTCTCCCCAGACTGCTGATTTACTATATTGTTGATACATATTATTCTTTCTAGTAACAAAACTTTCAATAGGAAGGAAGATAGATGTTTTATAATCTGATCTATTTATTTTATAAAGAGGTGTTTCTAGTCCCGCTACAACATAATGATGATAACATTGTTTAGGAAACCTAGCTCTACCATTTTCTAATCCTAATATTATATTCATTCTAGACCTATGTCTTAGATAATGTAAGTTCGCACCAAAAAATTTTGTACCCGTACTTAGAACATATACAAGTGGAAACTCATCATAGAATTTTAACTTAGCAGCATATGTTGCCTTATACTCAAACATATAAAGTTCACCAGGAGTCGGTATCATAGACTCCTCCATCTCAGACATATCTGAATACAGATCACCTGATTGAAATTTCATTCTTACTACATCACGATACCAAGAATATGATCTTGGTTCATTACCAGCTAGTTCTCTTATCTCTTGAAAGATACTCATACTTTGAGTTCGTCTTCTGTGATTAACATAAATTTATAATTCCTATCATCACAAAACTCTTTTGCCGCTGACCATTTAGCTTGGTTTTTGGCATACTCAGTAACTTCATAGATATATTTTTTAGTCATCCTTTGTTGAACCTTTGGTTCTTTAGTCTGTTTCTTTGGTTTAACTTCAATCAAATACTTTTGAATGTTTCCATTCATGTCTTTGACTTTTATATGAAAGTCAACAAAGTATCTATGAACTTTATTATCAAGCGGAGATCTATAAGGTATTACAATCTCTTCACTACCCCACTCAAGTATACTAGGATTACCATCACAGTACTTCATGAATTTTAATTCCCATGAAGATCTATAAATAATATTACGGTAGTCTCCTCTATACTTAGCAGAATTTTTGGGAATATACTTTCCCTTAAGAGTGTTCATATATAGATATAGGAATAATCATACAAATATTTATGAGCCCAAGCTATGGCAACTAAATTTTTCAATAAATCTGCATCAGAAGGAGGTCAATTATATTGGCCATCTAATATAGCAGATCAGTATGATTATTTGGAGATGGAAATATTAAGATATAAACAAAGAAATACAAGACTAAAAGATCTAGAAGCAAGAGGAGGAGTAGTTACTCCAACTGTAACTCCTGCAGCATCCTCATCTAGCACCCTAGTTTCTCAAACAACACCATCCCAACCTCGGGAGACAAGTACAACTCAGTTGATTCCGAAAGGAAAAATACTATTACCAGTGCCAGATAATGTATCCTATACAGATGGACCCCAATGGTCCGATAAATCTGTTGGTGCAATAGGAAGATTTGGAGCGCAAGCAGTTGCTGATATGATGGATGGCGCCAGCGCTGAAAATATAGGTGATTCTATTGCTCAAGCAGCAGAGGTTGGAAAAGTTGATGTAATTAAAAATGCTTTAAGTAAAGTTGGTATTGATCCAAATGCTTTATCACAAAATATTGCTGGAAGAATTGCAAACCCATATCTACAGCAAGTATTCCAGGGTGTTGGACTAAGACAATTCGATTTTAATTGGAAACTTGTACCCAGAAATGAAGAAGAACAAAAATCAATACATAATATAATAAAAACTCTTCGTGCAAATGTATTACCAGGTTTCTCAGATAATTTTTCACCAACTCAGGGATCTGTTGATGATGACGACACCAATAAAGGTCTCAAAGGAAACCAAAATGTTGACAGATGGTTGACACTACCAAATATATTCAATCTTAAATGGAAGTATGAAGGAGGTGAAATAGATTCACTACCAAAACTAAAACAGTGTGTATGTAAAAATATCTCTGTTCAATATACTCCCGATGGTGTATGGGCGACACGTATGATGGATGGAAAACCTCAACCAATTGCATACAACCTAACAATGTCATTCGGTGAAATGGAAATTATTACAAACTCAAATGTTGCAACAGAGGGATTCTAATGTTATTTTCTTCAACACCCAATTTTTTATATCCAGACTTTAAAGTAGCTGGTAAGTTTAAACTATCTAAAAATTTATTTCGTAGAGTAAGAGCTAGAGATAGTTTTAATGCATTCTTTGCATCTTCTAGACAATATATTATTAAACCAGGGGAAACACCAGATTCAATTGCTAATACTACGTTTGATGATCCAGAAAAATTCTGGACCATTTTGTTATTGAATAACATAACAAATATGAATACCGAATGGCCCTTGGATCAAGATACATTAGATGTTTATATCAATGACAAATATGGATCTTCTACAGACAAAACAAGACACTGGGAAACAACAGAAGTAAAAGATAGTAAACAAAATGTAGTATTAGAAGCTGGTGTAATAATAGAACTGTATACTAATAGCACTGAACAAAACCAGTCTGGTTACTACCCTAAAGTTTTTAATCAAGCATCAAATAATGGCAATGGTGCTTTTGAAACATGGTCATTTACATATAGAGATGTAACATCATATAATGATCAAGATGAACCTGCTAGTTTCATTGATACAACAGTAACTGCAGCACAAAATTTAACTAAGGTTACCAATAGAGAATATGAATATGCAGTGAATGAGTTGAAGAGACTTATATACTTACCAACAGGTCTTGCTGCTAGTATTATGGAAGATGAAATTGAAGGACTATTAGCATATAATACAGACTATAAACTAACTGATGACGGATATAGAATTCCAGAAAAGGTATAAAAAAAGGGGGTCTTAAGACCCCCTTCTTATTATCATCAAACTCAGCAAGGTTTGCAAAGAAACTCAATGCATCTTCTTCATCTTTACTAGACTCACGAGGTTTAATTTCCTCACGAACTGGTTCTGGTACAGGAGCACGAGAAGCAGTAATGTCTGGTGAATTGAATCCACGACCCTCAGACATATCCTCAAAAGATTCGTTCTCTTCAGTCTCAACATCAACACGAGGTTGCTTTTTGGTATTCAAAACTGTAGTCAAACGTTTCTGAAGTTCTTCATAGGTTTTGAAGTTTGATTGTTCAGTGAAAGCAACTAGAGAATTGGTCTTAGAATAAACCTCTTCTAGTTGATCATCATCAAAGTCACCAAGAGTAGATACAGATGCAAACTCAGAAGAATCATAGTTCCAATATCCTGCAACTTTCTTAATCTTTAGTTTGAAATCAGCACCCGCCCAGAAATCAAATGGATTGATTGGAGTTTCATCTTCAAACTCTGGTTGCATAGCACCGATGATCTTATCATAGATCTTCTTACCAA